GATGTTGCTAAAAGACCTAATGAAAAATTAACTATAAACCCTAATAAAAAAATCAAACAGGGTGATTTAGGTAATGCACCAGACGGACCAGGAAAAAAAGAAAAAGTAGACGCATCGATTTTTAAAAAAGCAGAAGTAAGAGATTACTAGTCATGGCTCTAACCGAATCAGACGGTAAAAAAAATAAAAGTTATGGTAATGATAAAGTAGCTTTAAAAGCAAAAGCTAAACGTATGCTTGTTGCTGATGTAAAACAATCAGATATAGATACCCTATTAAGTACGGGTGGTATAACATCTGATACAGATGTACCTGATATAAAGCAGAGATTAAAATGGCAGGAAAAAAAATTAAATCCTTCAATTAAAGATCAAGAAATAAAAGATATATTAAATAAAAAAATTACAGAACCTACAGGTAAATTTAAAAAGAAAAAGAAAAAAGGTTGGAAAGAAAAACTTTTTGGGGATTAAATAAATGGATAAAAAACCATACAAAGAAGAATATGATCCATTAGTAGGATACATACGAAATAGATTTCAACAGGCAGAAACTTCTAGATTGTATGATGAAAAACGTTGGCTAAAAGCTTACAGAAACTATAGAGGATTATATGGTGCTGAAACAGTTTTTAGAGATAACGAAAAGTCTAAAGTTTTTGTTAAGATTACAAAAACAAAAGTACTTGCATCATTCGGTCAAATTATAGAAGTGTTATTTGGTTCTGGAAAATTCCCAATTGGAGTAGAGCCAACTCCTGTTCCTGAAGAAATGGCTGAGTATGCCCATCTAAAACCACAACAAATGCAACAACCTAATGGTGCTGCAAATGGAAATGGTGAAGATAAAAATCCATATGGTTTTCCTGGTGATGGTAAAGAAATTCCAAAAGGGGCAACTGCAGATATGCTCATGGAAAATCTTGCACAAAATTATGAAGCATTAGGTTTAGAAGAAGGACCTGCTCCTGATCCCAGATCAATGCCACAGATTGAACCTGCAAGACTTGCAGCAGAAAAACTACAAAAAGTTTTACATGATCAATTAGAAGAAACAGATGCAATTAAAAGTTTACGTCATGTATTTTTTGAAATGTGTTTATTAGGTACAGGAATTTTAAAAGGTCCATTTACAGAAGATAAAGTTTATCATAAGTGGGATACTGATTCTGAAACTAATGAACAAACTTACATGGCAAAAATTAAAGCTACTCCAAAATTAGAAGCAGTATCATGTTGGGATTTTTATTCAGATCCAAATGCAACTAATATGAATGATTCTGAATATGTTATTCAAAGACATTCATTTAATAGACAGCAGTTTGCAGATTTAATGAAGAGACCATTATTTAGTGAAGATGCAATTAGAGAATGCTTGGAGATGGGACCTAATTATCAAACAAGAGGATATGAATCTTCTTTGTATGATAGGGAGAATGTTGAAAATTTATATAAAAATAGATTTGAAGTTTTAGAATATTGGGGTTTATTAGACAAAAGAATTGCTAAAGAGATTGGTTTTGATCATGATGATGAATTAGATGTAGTATCAGTAAATGCATTTATATGTGGAAATAAAGTTTTAAGATGTACTATAAATCCATTTACTCCTACAAGATTACCTTATATGGTATGTCCATATGAAACAAATCCGTATCAATTTTTTGGAATAGGTATTCCAGAAAATATGGAAGACTCTCAAGCAATTATGAATGGTCATGCAAGAATGGCTATTGATAATTTAGCACTATCAGGTAATTTAGTATTTGATATTGATGAAACTTTATTAGTTCCAGGTCAAGATATGAAAGTATTTCCTGGTAAAATATTTAGAAGACAAAGTGGACAACCTGGTCAGGCTATACATGGATTAAAATTTCCTAGTACTACAAATGAGAATATGATGATGTTCGATAGATTTAGGCAGTTAGCTGATGAATCTACAGGTATACCTTCATACTCACATGGTACTACAGGTGTTCAAACTACTACAAGAACTGCAGCTGGTATGTCAATGTTAATGGGTGCTGCAGCATTAAGTATTAAAACAGTTATTAAAAACATAGACGATTATTTATTAAAGCCCCTAGGTAAAACATTATTCTATTGGAATATGCAATTTAATGATGAGAAGCCTGAAATAAAAGGTGATCTTGAAATTAAAGCAAGAGGTACATCTTCTTTAATGCAGAAAGAAGTTAGATCACAAAGACTAATGACATTTATGCAAACAGCAGCTAACCCTTCGTTAGCACCGTTTGTTAAATGGCATACAATACTAAAAGAAGTTGCTAAGTCATTGGATATTGATCCTGAACAAGTTATTAATGATCCTGATAGAGCAGCTATATTCGCACAAATAATGGGGATGGTAAATGGAACTCAAAATAATACAGCCGCTACTGGAGGACAAGCCCAAATGGGATCTCCTATGCAAGCACCTGCAGGAGCTTCGACAACAGATAATACAGGAGCTGGAGGTGGCAACATCGGAACGGGCAATGTTCCGTTGCCAGGGGAAGCTGGCTTTAGTCAAGCAACTCCTGACACTAAACAACGCACTTAAACAGAGTAAAAAGGATAAATTAGGATAATATGGCAAAGACACCTGTTAATTGGAATCCAAATAGATATGGATCAGTAAAACAAGTATTAAAATTTGATGCTGCTACAGGGACTTATTCCCTTCAAGAGCAGAATCAAAGTTATAATGGAATTAATTATAATTTTACTGCTTTACCTAGTGGTAATACAACAACTAATACAAGTAATACAAATACCCAAACACAAAATACAACTAGTGCACAAACTACACAAGCTTTTGGTGATGTAAGACCATTATATGCACAAGCAAATGATAAGGATCCTTTTAGTGCTGAGTTTTCTAAAGGTACAATGACAGATGCAAATACAGTTGGATTCAATGTGGATAATAATAAAAATAGTTTTTATGATAATTTAAGTGATGCAGAAAAAAATGCAATTGCAACTGGTACTAGTGGAATGACTTTTAGAGGAGCAGAAACTACTAAACAAGTAGGACCACAAATAATTGATACAACAAAAACATATAATACACCAAGAACTATTGCTGATCAAAATAAATATTTAGGCAGAACTTTTACAGAAAAACCTACAGGATTATTAAGTAAATATAAAAGTAAATTAGGTGATGTCAAGAGTAAAATGATAGATCCTGCTGTAGATTTAGCTAAAAAAACATTTTTACCCCCATCATTAGCTTTGATAAAAGCAATAGCTGGTGAAGAAACAGTTATAAATAAACATGATAAAGGATATTTTACTGCTTATAATTCAGGTTCAATGTCAGGAAGAATAACAGGTGATGATGGTACTTATGATCCTGCAAATAATTTATATCATGGAATGAATAGAGTTTCAATGTATGGTAATTTAGAAAAAGCTGGAGCAAGAAGAATTGCTCGTATAGAAAAAACTATAGCAAAGAAAAAAGCAAAAGGTCAAGATACTACTACTTTAGAAAAAAGAGTAGCAAATTTTAAAGGTGAACAAAAAGAATATATTCAATCAAAAGTAACTACAAAAAATAAATCAGATTTAGCTAAAGGCGGAGTTGCCCCAGGTGCAAGTAGTGGTGGTACTGGAGAAGGTAGTGGTCCTAAAGGTGGAAAAAGTATTATCTGTACACAAATGTATCAACAAACTCAATTAAATGATTGGAAAAAAACTATGCAATTATGGTATATATTCCAGAAAAAATATTTAACTATGGAACACCAAGAAGGATATCATTTTTTATTTAAACCATTTGTTAATGGTATGAAAAAATCTAAAGTATTAACTGAACTAGGTAAACATTGTGCAATTGCTAGAACAAATGATATTAAACATATTATGTTTGGAACTCCTTTTTCTTTATCAGGAAGATTAGTAAGATTAGTTACTGAACCAATATGTTATATAACAGGAAAAATTAAATCATGGCTATAGATCAAAGAGGACAAGTTACAACTACAGGTATGATGAATAAATCTGGTATGAATTTACAAGTACCTAACATGAGTAATTTAGTTCCACCTAAACAAGAAGTTAAACAACCTGTACAAAAAGTTAAACAACCTGTACAAGTAGCTACACAACCTGTAGATAATACTTCTAGAGAATCAGGAATTGTAGAAAGTATACAAAGAAATATAACAGCTGAAGATATGACTGTATTAGCACCAGTTTTATCTCCATCTGTTAAATCAGTATTAGTTAAAATAATACCTGAAATAACACCTTTACTTGAAGGGATTGGTACAGATGAAGAAACTGTACCAGTAAAAGTTTCGACTTTTGCTTCATTACCAGGTGATATACAGGATTTTATTATTAAATCTAGTACAAACGAGATGGATACTAATAATGTGCCACTTGATACATCCCCAGATGCAACAGGTATGATGGCTCGTAAAGAATCAGAAATACCAGAAACACCTGAAGCGGGTATAGACTACGATCAAATAGATGGTGTAGAACCAGATATAGATATAGCCTAGTATCAACCCACAAATTATGGAAGTGAGCTACCCTTATCCATAAGGCACTCAAACCTAAGAGGAAAAATGGAAGACAAAGAAAAGGAAGCTACAATTTCGCAAGAAGTTGAAGCCCCTAAAGAGAAACTTTTTAAAAAACCTAAAGTTAATATGTATAAGAAACATGATGACGAAAGTGATCCTGAAACTGAAGCATTTGCTAGAGGGGAATTAGAAAAGTTTAATCGAGAGAAAGCAGAAACAGCAACCGTTCAAAAGGACACAGAAGCATCTAAAGAAATTGCAAGCTCAGATGGTAATGCTACTCCTTCAACTGAACGCCCTGAAAATGCGGAAGACCGTGTCTTTAAGAAACGTTATGACGATTTGAAAAGACACTATGATTCTACACTCGGAAAGCATAAAGATGAAGTTCGTACTTTAAGAACTCAACTAGAACAATCAGCAAAACAAATTGTTCCACCCAAGTCAAAAGAAGAACTTGAGACTTGGAAAAATGAGTATCCAGATGTTTATGATATGGTTGAAACCATAGCTATAAATAAAGCGGATAGTAGGGCAAAAGAGATGGAGACTAAATATCAAAATCTTCAAGCTCAACAGGAACAAGTGTCACAGGAAAAAGCTGAAGTAGAACTTCTTAAAATTCATCCTGACTATCAAGAGATTCGTTCAAAAGACGAGTTTCATGAATGGGCTACCAAACAAGATCCAGTTATTCAAGATTGGCTTTATGAAAATAAAGCTAATGCACAATTAGCAGGAAGAGCAATCGACTTGTATAAAATGGATAAAGGACTTGGGAAGTATTCCAATAGACAGGAAAAGAATATTAAGCAAGAAGCTGCTAAAGTTGTATCTAAGACTAGAAAGGCTGAATCAACTGAAGGTGCTATACCTAAGAAAGTTTGGTCTAATGCTGAAATCAGTAAGATGAATGTTCGTGAGTATGCGAAGTATGAAGAAGAAATCGATAAAGCTGTAAGAGAAGGTAGAATCCAACCTTAATACTAACAATATAATTGGAGGCTACACATGGCTACAATGGGACTAGCTTCTGGCTACCAGAATTTACCTTCGGGTAATTGGGTACCAGCAGTATATAGTCAAAAGGTTCAAAAGTTTTTCAGACGTGCATCAGTTGTTGAAGATATTACTAACACTGATTACGCTGGAGAAATTGAAAATTTTGGCGACACGGTAAATATCGTGAAAGAACCCTCAATTACTGTGAGTGACTACGCTAGAGGTCAAACTGTAAACACACAAACTTTGGCAGATGATAAGTTACAACTTACTGTCGACCAAGGTTCATACTTTGCGTTTAAAGTAGATGACATCGAAGAAAGACAATCACACGTAAACTGGGAGGCTCTTGCAACTTCTTCAGGTGCTTATTCACTAAAGAAGAACTACGACTATAATGTATTAAAACACATTTATGACAATGCTTCAACATCAGCAGCGAACACTGGAACAGATG